CAGCTTGACCTCTAGCGCCTGCTGAATACCGTTGCATTGCCCCAGCCATCTTTGATTGGGGAATTAAATATTCATCCTCAGCCTCGCCAACAAGACCAAGAGTTGGACCTGTAGCAACACCACCTTGGGCAAAGGCTTTAGATGAAATTCCTCCTCTAGCTAAGCCACCCTCAGCACCGCCAAATAATTTCCCTAAAAATCCTCCTTTACTTCCCATTGAGCTAAACATTCCATCAATTGCAAAATTCAGTAATTTATCTCCTATACGACCAAGAATATTTGACATCACCTCACCAAAAGATTTGGCTCCAGTGATCGCTGCTTTAATTCCATCAACTACTCCAGATTTAATATCATTACCAATTGACTTCCATAAATCTTTTAATTTTTCTGCGTAGGTTAGCTTTTTCTTTAATGCTTCATTTTGATCCAGTATTGCTTTAATTTCCTCATCACTTAAACCAGCCGCTTTTAACTTGGTTTCTAAAATTTCCCTTTCTAATTTTTTAACAGCTTCAGTTCCTTTTATTTTTGCTTCTAACATATCGTTCTCTTGCATGATTTGCTGTATTAATTTTTCTCCTTCATTTTTAGAACCTTGTTTTAAATCATCTAATGCTTTTTGTGCTTTTAGCCAAGCCTCAGAATGTTTTTTAATTCCATCTTCTCCACCAATTTTATCAGCCGCTGTATTTTCTAAAGCTGCCATAGCTTTCTCTATTTCTGCTTTTGCTGCTAATAGTTCAGCTAATTGATTTTTATCATTCTTTGATTTTGCTTTTCCACCTTGACCTTTGTAATTAGAAACATCGGCCATTTTATCTCTTAACTTTTGAATCCTTTTATCAGCTTCCTCTAAGGCTTTCTTTAATTGGCCTCCATCTTCACTAGCAATTAAATCGTCTAATTTTGCTCCCTTAAATTGATTCTTTTTATCAAAAAAGCTTTTTACTGCAACAACCGCCGCAGTTATTCCAGCAGCTAATAACAACCAAGGACCAACAGCCGCCAATGTTGCTCCTGCAAATGTAACTAATCCAGGAATTGCGAATGCCATCATCCCTTTAAATACAGCCATTACAACTCCAACCGCTGGACCTAAAGCCAATAATCCAATACTTAAGGCGACAACAGAAGTTGTTGCAATTTGGAACCATTTAGGCATTTTCAAAAAGCCTTGAATAAATTCGTTTACTACTGATAAAACCCACTTGAAAGCAACGCCTACATAATCCAAGTTTCTAATAATATTTCCCATTCCATCAGCTACTCTTCCCAGCGCTTGCCCTACTGTTCCACTCATTATTTTTGCAGCTTCAGAAGCAGCTCCAGAAGCATTTTTTTGATTATCTAAATTTTTATTGAACTTGGCTAAGTTGTCATTCACCAAAGGTAAGAAAGCATTCAAAGCCTCAACGCTTCCAAACATTCGGCCCATCGCTTCCTTATTTCCTCCAGTCTTTTCAATCATGTCTTGCAGAACTCCAGCAAAACCCTTGCTCTTTAATGCGGTTGCATCAAAATCAATTCCTAATTTTTTAGCAATTGCGGCTGCTTCTGTTGTTGGTCTAACAATTCCTTGAAGCACCATTTTTAAACCAGTGAATGTCTGTTCAACTGGTAAACCTGTTGCAGTTATCGCACTAATTGCAGCATTTAATTCTTGAATACCTACTCCAGCCGCTGCACCCATAGGAGCCAAACGTCCAATCTGGCTTGCATATTGATCAAGAATAATTTTACCGTCATTCTGTGTTTGTATAAATCCATCAATTAAACCCCTAGCCTCATCCGCACTTTTTCCATAAGTGTTCATGACAGAGGTAGCTGCATCAGATACTTTTGCCATCGTGGTCATACCACCAACAGCACCATCAACAGAAGCTGCAAGGATTTTGCTTATATCAGCAGCGCTAGTAAATCCAGCAGATGCAACATCATAAGAAGCTGCCAATAATTCTGTTTGACTTCTTAAGTTTCCAGACGCTACAGAAACATCAAATAATTGCTTTTTTAATTCCTCAACATTTACTCCCAAAGTTCTTACAGCTCCAGATGCTCTATCAGCTTCTGCAAAACCTTTAAACCACGTCATCACCCCAGCGCCTACTGCAATAGTTTTACCTAATCCAAGTAGTTTTTTTTGTAAGTTGCCAATACCTTTTGCTGATTTATTCGCTGCCTCACCTGTGTCTTTTATTTGCCTATTTGTTTTTGGTAATGTTCCCTGTGCTTTTTTTGCCGCCTTTTCAAAGGCATTCATCTTATCTTCGAGCTGCTTTAATTTACGTTCAGCACCCGAACTTAATATTTTTAATAAAAGGGTTTGCTCGGCCAATCTTCTTCCTTAGGCAGAATCTCTTTTTATTCTATCGTCGCATTCTGCTTTTATTCATAATTTTGTCCTCTTCTTCTTTTTGTATTTGGAAAAAGGCATGCCAAATCAGCAGCTCTTCCTGTGTCATTTTCTCTCTAAGTTCAAATAACGTATAACCCAATTCTTTGGCAACTACTAATTCAGCTAGGAGTGGACCGTCTTTTCTTAGGCTCTTTGCTAACACTTTTGATATTTAGATCCTTTTGCACCTCCTCATCTTCTTCATCTTCTCCAATCAATGCCATCATCAGTTTCTCAACCAAAGTAGCTGGCAATTCATTTCTTAATCCTGGTAAATGACCAATATGAAAGCGTTTTTCATTGTCTTGATTCATTGCCTTATCAATCAACAATCTCAAAGCAAAATCAGTTGTATCATTTTCTTTGCTCATTTTTTGCGCCCTTGATCTTTCTGCCAAGGTCATTGGAGTCATGTAAAACTCAAATAATTTTCCATTTGGTAAGGCAATTTCCTTCCTTACTGTTGCCATCGAACAGGCAGCTTTCAACTCTTCAAGTGCATCCATAAAAAATAAAGGTGTCGCTTAATTAAATTATATAGTCCTCCTTAGGAGTAATCCATAACAAAAGGGGGCATGGATATAAGCCCCCAATTGTCCGTATGAAGTAGCGACTTCTTGCATACGGTTAGACATGACCTAGAAATGTCTAACAAATTAATTTTAGACAAGAAAAAAGCCTATATAAAAATAGGCTCAGAATGATGGGGTTGTTTTTAGTTAACCACTTATTACAAAGTAGTGCTAAAGATATGTCTTGGATTAGTAAGGTTGAAACTCATTTCAGCAGTAGTTGCTTCATCAGGAGTAACGCTTAAACTCATCCCTGTTATAGAGACATCTGAATCAATATAAGTTGAATTAGTATCATCAACAGCCCCAGAGCCGTTATCAACTGTATCAACATAAAGTTTTACTGAAGCACCCTCTTGAGACTTCAAAAGAACATTACCTAACAATCTATTTGCAAGACTGGTTTGGCTATCAGTAAAGTAAACAGTCATGGAACCACTACCACTGGCATAACCTGGTTGTGTATTCCTGAAAGGAGCGTACTTAGTCACAGAAGCAACACCCGCTGGAAGCGTTGTTACATCTAAAGTTTCCCTTTCAATGTCAACAGAAAATTCCCTTACTTGGGCAACAGCCGCCGCTGCTGAATACTGAACATTTATATGTCCAGATTTATCTGCTGATCCAGTACCTCCACTACCAGCTAGAGCGATGTTTGTCCCACCAACAGCAGTGGCAACTTTTATTGTTGTTGCTGTTACTGCTATCACGTAGTAAGTAGTACCCGCTGTAAGGTTGCCATCAAGGGTGGCAGTTCCAACCACTGTGAATTTCACAGGATCATTAACCCTAAAGTCATGATTTGATGGAACAGTTACACCACCAGCACCACTTGGAAAATCTGTGTAATCCTTAAGACACCATTTTGTACCCGCTGGGGAAAAATAAATAGAACCCTCTTGGCCAGTTAAAGCCGTAGAGGAACAAGCTACAGGCATTTGAATTACCTAATAAAAAACAATTTGAGGGCGTTTCTTTTGGGGCTTGGGGCTTTGGCTAGGGCTAACCAATACCATCATAATAGCCCTAAGGAGGCTTAACCTTTTGCAATAAATGGAGCTGAAATAGTTACCAATGCAAGTGGATTATTTGAATTGATTACAGGAACAGGTCCACTGATTTCTCCAACGCTTGCTCTAATCGTTGTATCTTCTGTTTTTATTGTGTTCAAAGTTGAGGCTGCTAACGCTGCCATTTCTTCCAATCTTTTCATCCCTTTTGCTTTTGGTCCGTAACAACTAACCTGAACGCTTCCCCTAATTACTTCAATTCCACTTTCTGCTTTTGTTACAACTGGCTCACTTATAGATGGAAAGCTAACAATTAATTGAACGTATTCTGTATTTGCTCCCCCTGGAGGTTCTTCCTGGACATTGTCATACATCACGGAAACAGATGGAGAAAGACCAGCAAATGCTGTTGTCATTTTTCTCTCAAATAAAGATCTAATTGTTTGTAAACTCATTTAATTTTTCCTAGTTCTTTAAGAATGCGTTTTTTTAAATCGTTTTTTTGTTGTGTTGCAATTGTCGTAAACCATGCAGCACCCCCTGGAGCACCTTTTGCATATACAGGATCATAAGCAACTCTATTTGCATAAGGTAAATTATTAGAAATATACCAATTTGAATCAGAAGTAATTTTCTTTTGGTAATAAGGAATATCTAATTTCATTACTCCAGGTTCAACAATTACTCCTTCAGTTCCAACACCACCTGGATATTTTCTTTTTGCAGGTTTACCCCAATTTTCATCCCTTACTTGCAAATCAGGTTGATCTTTTCCGACAAACCAACTTGAAGCCATCCGGCCAGTATCTTTTGGGTTGGCTTGAGATAGCTTTCCCTGTGTTAGAGCGATATGATCAGTCAATGCTTGATCTAAAGCTTTCCTGACCTGAGGCACCCAATCTTTTAAAGCCATTTTACGAGTTTTTTACGAAAGCCAAAACCTACCCTAATGATACCAAAGGATTACAGAAATAAAGTTCGGACTCATAACCCGAAGGTCGGAAGTTCAAATCTTCCCCCCGCCACCAAATAAAAACAAAGCCCTCAGGGGCTTTTTTATTGCCTCAAAGGGATTTCAAGGAACAGACTATTCTCAACTCTGCTTAATAGTTGGGTTAAGTTGGGTGATGATGGGTATACTTGGGGAGATTTTTTACGAGTTTTTTACGAGTTTTAAAATGGCCTTAATTCTTAGAACTTGGCCTGAATACAAAAAAGATCTAAAAAGAGCTGGAACAAGATGGAGATTAGACAAAGATTCCAAGTCTCCTTTCATATATGTTCGAGATCAAATAGCCAAAACAAGGATTTCATGTAAGCCATTAAGAACCGATAATCCTATTGATATAAATAAAGTTTTTGATGCCTGCATTCTTACCGAACAAAAAGAATGGGCAGGAGTAACCACTGAAAAAGAAGAAACTACAAAAACAATTCTTCCTTCATGGGCAGAGGTAGAAAAAGCTTGCAAAGATGATTGGCCTTTAAGAATGAAAGAAGGCTCAACCGTTAACCTTTGGGCTGGATTGAATGACCTAAAAAGAAATGATATTCCTAGAAATTTTGATGCTATCCAGAACTGGGTAACAATTAAAAAGCTTGGGTCTAGTGCTTGCAGAAATAGATTAGATACTATCAAGCAAATAATTAAGGCTCTAAAAAAAGCAGATAATAAAAATCAGGAACCTACTTGGCTAACAGAAAAGCAATATCAAGACCTTAGAAATCTCCACAATGAAAGGATTAACAGCCAAAACAAATTAACCAGTGGAAAGAAAGTTGAAATAAGAGGAATCCCAACTCAAGAGGAAGCTGAGAAATATTTGGACAACTTATGGCCTAAATACAAACTAGAGCAATGGTGTTTGGCCATGCTTATGAATTACGGATTGAGAAATCATGAGCTTCATTGGGTTTCTAATATCACAGAAGAAAACAAAGAAGAAGGTATTCAATTTGGTTGGGTTTATGTCCCTGGATATTGGAGAACAAAATCTAAATATGAGCATTGGGTCTTCCCTTTATATAAATCTTGGATTGTGCGCTTTGGCCTAAAGAACAGATTTGAAGAATGCCAAAAACAATTGCATGAAATAGCAAAACCAAAAATAATCAGCCAACATGATCCATCAAAAGATTGGGATTCAAAAGATCCAACTGATCAAGGCATTTGTATGAACAATAAAAAGCTTGGAGAATTTATTGGTGACAGATTGAGGCAAGTCTTACCTGAATGGGCCGCTAGTGTTCCTGACGCAAGAGGACAACACCAGCCAGAAACAATTGAAAAACAAATTAGGTGCTATGACCTGAGACACACTTACGCCATAAGACTGGCAACAGATCCAAGATTCAAACACGTAGATATTTCTCAGGCTGCTTTGGCAATGGGCCACGATATTGAAACCCATAAAAATCACTATCTGAAATGGGTATCAAAAGATGAATATAGAAAGCGTGTAATGTCATCTATCATTCTTCCTGACGATTAATATTATTGAATGACCAAAAAAATTAGCGTTCAGGAAAATACCGAAAGAGCATTCTTGATTGAGAAGATGTATCACCTGGACAAAAGAACAAATGGCCTTTTTATTGGATTAGGCCAAGAGCTGGAAACTTATCGCAAATGGAAAAGGCTTTTAGAAAATGAATGAAATTATTGCCGCTGTTTTAGGAGCCGTTATAAGTTGCGCTGCAATGGTCGTTTCTAATAGTGGGAAAAGGAAAGAAGCCTATACAGTAGAAATCTTTAAAAGACTCAACGCTTTAGAAGTAGAAGTTGGGATGCTGAAAGAAAAAACCAGCAAATAAAAACCCCTTAGCAATAAAGCCAAGAGGTTGAAGATCTAATTCCCGTCAAGTGCTTAAAAAATAAATTGCATAGATAAACAGCAACTTCATTCTAATTAATTCCATAAAAAAAACCTCCGATTAAGGAGGCTTAATTTAGATCTGCCCCTAGATTGTGTTTCAGGCTGATCGGTAGCATTAAAGGTTACGCTTATCTTTTGCGGCCTGACTCATTTCAAAAGGTTTAGTCTGTGCGGTACATGAACTTTGTTGGTAGCTGTTGTAGAGGTGCTGTTTAGACTTTGGGTCTGCCTTCCCCCAGCTACTAGTTTTACATCTTTCGATGGATCTCTGTGACTACGTTTTCAATGATCAGTGTCTACGCATTAGCAGGGAATCAAACCCCCTAATAACTTAAGTATACTGTTTCTATTCCTTAGGCACAATGGGAAGGACCGTACATCACCAAATCTGAGCAACTTTAGCCTTAGCCTTGCCAGACTTCCAGGGCTTAACTCTATCGAAGGCTCCAAGTACCAGATACGAAATCGCATCCCAGCCATGATCCCAACCTGAATCCTTATCCGGCATATTGGTTCCCTCTTTAAAGGTCAAATTCCTAAGTGATTTAATTGTCTGTTTGCATTTGGGATTGATAAAGAATCTTCTTGTTCCTTCTGCATCCATAACCATTGCATTAACCGCATTTCTTTTATCACTCTGTCCATAAGGCTTTCTATTTGGATTAACCCACAGGCCTCTATTTCTTAGGATGCCATGATCAGTGACACCTCCAGCAGAAGTTTTTCTTGCATTACCAGTTGGATCAGGATAAACCTTAATTTCTCTATTTGGATAACGCCTTAGCAATTCTGAACAAGCCTCATCTGTATGAGTCTCTTTTATATGCAGCTCATCAATGGCATGTAGTTGATCACCTCCAACTCTTTGGCAAACAACCCAGTGCATTGGTGAAACGTTAAAGTCAGCAGCTACTAAAAGTTCACCACCTAGATCAACAACATCTGAAGAAATATTATTTTCATCAAAGTCTGGAACAACCCGACCAACCAAATTAACAAAGCTGGCTTCATATTCTTGTGAATAAGTTCTTGCATCTAATGTTCTTTTTGCAGCTTCAACCTCTTCTTTAGAAACGTGACCACCTTCAACAGTTGTGAATGAAAAGGTTGAACAATCGTCATCATCTTCTGCAGCATCCCAAGCTTCTGCAAACCAGTTCAATCCAGCAGGTGTTGTAATAAACCAAGCTGGACCCTGTTGATCAGAAAGAGCTGGCCTTAATACCATTGTCCAAGCATCTTCCCTTACATAAGCCGCCTCATCAACAACAACTCCAGAAAGAGAAACCCCTCTTAATTTGTCTGGATCTTCTGCACCCTTTAAAGAAATAGTTGAACCATTGGTCAAAGTTACAGATAAATCGCTTTCGTTTTTTGATGCAAATATCTCCATTGGAACCATCTGCTTTAGCTGAATCCAAGCAATCTGTTTTGCCATCCGATAAGTGGCAGTAACGTAATAAAAAAGACCTCCAGGTTTTTCTATTGCCCAGTTAATTAATCTGGTAATTGCTAAATAAGTTTTTCCAAATCTTCTACCTGAACAGAGATAAGTAAATCTCACTCCAGCGTCATAAACCAACTTTTGTGGTTCAGTTAGATTTGTATAAAGTTTTTGAGATAAAGCTAAATAATCAAATTTAGATGTTGCAGGTTCAGGCGGTTCTAAAAGCAATCCACCAGGGCAAGAGTCTAATAAAAGACTCATGAAGCAATACCAACCAATTCAGCTTGAAGTCTTACTGAGTTAACAGCTACTTGAATATGCCCTCTTTTAATTGCAGCCTTTTCATAATTTCTAAGACGGGTTAAACATTCAGCTAAAAAAGCAGGCCTGGATAATTCACAATCTTTTGAAATTTGTTCTCTTGCTCTTGTTATATAAGTATCAGCTTGTCTTTCTGAAACATTGAAATTTTCTGAACAATGACGAATAATTTCTTGTCTACTAGCTGCGGATGCTAAGAGTCCATAAACAGCAGAAATTCTAGAGCTGACTTCATATTTAGTTCCTTTCTTACCTTTCTTTGTCACTCTGAAGAATAAAGGCTAATAAGAACAGAGTACAAGAAAAGATTTGATTCTGCCTAAGGATGGGTATACTTTGATAAAAAAGGGGGAAAGAATTGACAGTTAATTTATTCATTCCAATCGAAAAAGGAAAGAGATTACCAAACCAAGGAGCTGTAATTAAATGCCCTAATGGTCATGAAAGGAGGGTGTATGGATTGGGATGGCAAGCGCTTAAATGCTATAGGGAAGGATGCGATGGAAAAGATATTTTAAAAAGTGAATACAAGATGTGTACGAGAATTACTATGTCCGGTGCAGGAGAATGAGAAGAGGAAGTTTTAAGAAAAAGTTTTTCTTATTTAAATGGGCTAGGAAGTTGATGAAAGGGATTGGATCTTTATTTGTTTATAGATCACCAGAGAAAAGAATTATTACTGATCCACAACTGGAAGAAATTTATAGGGGTAAGAGCAAAAAAGAATTAGCAAAGATGGCAGGTTGTAGCCATACAAATAGTAAGAGCTGGATGATTAGGAGAATCCTTAATTCTTGAGAGAAGAGTTTTGAATAATCTCTTCAAGTCTTTGAGTGTGGGCTAAAAGTCTGTCACCTCTTTCAATAGCTTCAGCAGCAATTTGAAAAGGATCTTCTCCAGAATGGATAAGGCTTTGTTTGATTTGTTCGGTGGAGAGTTTCATAAGGAACCCTGCTTTGATGCTTCTATGATAACAGTGTTAAGAATTGTAGAAATTTATTCTGGGGGAATAATTGACCTTGGGGCATTCTTGGGGCATAATGGGGAGACATTCGGCACATAACAGGCTCATACCATGCCCCTACTTGGCGACAGAAAAAGACCATACCGGCCACGCATATCTCCTGCGGTGGAAGAAAAAGTTAACGCACGACTACCTTCTCATCTCAACAAAGAGAGCTTTGTGAATGAGTTGGTTTTGAAAGGCCTTGACGGGTATGCCATCATTAAAACTAACAATAAGAGAAACAATAAAAATTTAGTTCCAAAACCACTAATAGAACTTAAACCATTAATTGATAGCTATTGGGTAGTTAAGCCAGGGTCTAAGTCAAAGCAGGCATGGGCTTTGCTTTGTGGTCATAAAGGGGTTTTAGGTGTTAAAGACAAATATGGTTTTGATGTAGCAAAGGCTCAACTTGAATTGGCTATTGCCAATAAATGGAAATCAATCACGCTTTCCAACTATGAACAATTTGGATTGCCAAGAGTCATAAAAAGACAGGAGAAAGAATTGGATTTCGATGCAATGGACAACGCACCCTCACTTTATTAATCATGCAAGCAAAAGTATTTACTCAGGTTTTAAAAACCACTTACAAGATTTCGCCTTATGGAAAGAGTCTTGATTCAGAAGATCTAGCCACTCTTTGGTTAACACTTCCTCAATTAGTTAAGGATGTTGTATCTGACCAGATGTGGGCTTATGCCTCTAACCAGTATTTAATGGACCCCAAACCATCCAAAGATTTGGCTGTTCATATTTCAATGCTCAGGTATTTATTCCGCCTGGAGAACGAGATGCCCAACTATTCATGGGGCTTAAAACAAGACTTGGAACATCGTATGAAGATGGGCCATAAATTTAACCCTCAAGTAACAAGACCATATTTAGCTGGAAAGAATCGAGAAGAACCAGATCAAATAAGTAATGGTGTTTTAGCAACTTTGGAGGGTAAGTAAATGGAAGATCCAAAATTTAAAAATTTAGCCGCCGTCGCACTAGAAAGGCGATGGAAAAATTTGGCAGATAAAGGTGATTGGGATTCTATTTTACAGCTAACAACTGAGAGATTAAATCATCTTTATGAGGATTTTAAGGAAAATCAGCATGAGCTTTTGGATTCAATCAAAGAAGGGAAAAAAGGGCTAAAACAGGAAGATGCTTTAACTCGTCTTTATGTAGCCAATACAATTTGTGCTTGTCATTCTTTGCTTAGGCTTATACAAACATTAGATAGTGATATCTATAAAGAATTAAGTGAAATTGATGCTGAATACAGATTTAAACAATTAGAACTAAGAGTTCAAAAATTGGAGGGTAAATAAATGGATTTAGACGCATTAAAAAAAGAGTATGAGTACATGAACGAAATGATTGAACAGTACCCAAAATTAAAAACAATTTCTGATGTCAGAGAAAAAGTTAGGGAGACACAAAAGCAATTAGTTTTCCATGAGCCTTGGCTTTTACAAGATTGGAAGTTGGAAGAGAAAAAAATATTCCTTGCTCAATACACAGAAGAAGAAAGAGAAAATATGAATGAAAGGGTAAAGCTAGAAACAAGATTTAGAAAAGGAGAAATATAAATAATGGAAAAACTAATTAGCTCTGGAGCTGGAAAAGTTCTTGCAAGATTAGTTGCTTCTGGCAAGGCAACTATTGAAGATTTTGATCAACCTTCTCCAGGTTGGATTGAAATTGAAAAGTCTAGATTTGATTCCTGTAATCCATTAGATGCAAGAAATCCAACTCATAAAATTCCTAAATATGTAGGAGATGGAAACGATTCTTATGACACATTCCCAGCTCCAACCATGAACTACCCAGGGCGGCCAAGCCATAGAAATCTGTGTAGGGAATGGATCGAAGGAAACCGAAATGAATGGCTTTCTTTATCTGGCCAAGTAGTTGAAAAAGTGGAAGCTTTCCCAGATCCAAAAGATCTAGCTGCCTAAATACATTCACCCTAAGCAACGGTATTTATTAAATGGAAACAATCGAACAACTAAAACCCCAACAAGTAAAGCTTGATCAAGAGCTGCATAAGTATACTCATTTGCCTTCTAATGAGGTGATGAAATTATCTGTGACTGGAGTGCTATGGGCATTGAAATCTCAACCCGAAAAAGATGCAATAGAAAAGCACAGACCTAATTGGGAATTTAAAGGCCTTGATATTCATAAAGCTTTTAATCAATTACTAAACCATGAAAAAGTAGTTTTCTGGCCAGAGTTTAAAGACTGGATAAAACCATTATTTGATCATAAATTTATTCAAGCTTTTCACCCCATAGCAACAGAGTTTTCTATGTGTGATCCAAGGATTTCACTTGGAGGATCTTTTGATGCTCTTGGCTATTGGAAAGGAAAATTAATTCTTCTTGATCTAAAAACTCAAAGCGCTATTGACAGGAAACCATATTCAACAGATGCCCAGCTCGGAGGATATTTACACCTCTTGAAAACAACAACAGGAATTGTTCCTGATGAAGTTAGAACGATTTGGTGCAGGCCAGGAAAAACAACAGTTTCTCCAAACCAGGGAACTATTACTTGTTCTCACGCCTGGACCGCCGCATGGCAAAGATTTCAATCGGAGCATAATTTTCAATGAATAGATTAAGCCTCCTTAAGCAAAATAGAATCAGGAGAAGATTGAATCTTTTTCTTTTACTTCTTGCTTACATACCTGCCATAGCAATTTTTAAATATGCAGAATCTCTCGCCACTAACCCGCCTCCTAGTTTTCCTCTTAAGGAGGAGGCCAGAAGTGTTGGACTTCCAGATGACTATTACCAAACCCAACACAGTGAAAGATCTTCCTTATGGGTTCCTGGAAAACCGTAAAAAAGGAATTTACCCAAACGACATTTGCCCCGATTTTGTACCAGATCATGAACCAACCGATGCAGAAAGAAAAGCAGCCAAAGCTTGGCGACTTAACAACCTCGAACAATCTTTTACCTTGGACACAAGAACCGAAAATGATCAACATTAAAGACCTTTCAAAAGAACTCAATGAAGTCAAATTGAAGAAGAATGAATTAATCAGAAAAGAAAAAGAGTTAATGATCAAATTTAAAGATCATTATGAAAAAAATGGACTAGAAGAATTTGAAGATGCAGAAGAAAATAAATTTGCAATAGGAGAAGTATTAGTTGAAAGGAGGGAGGTAAAACGATGGAAATATACAGACGCAATACAAAAGCTTCAGGAAGAAGAAAAAGCAAGAGGTGTTGCAACTCTTACTGAATCCTTTAGTTGGATTTTTAATGAGGCAAAGAAATGAGAATAAGAGCTATCGAATATAAAAGCGCTTTAATGAGAATGGAGAACCATGAAATTTCGCATATCTATTGGGCGCTCATGAGATCAGAAGGCTATGACCATATGACCTCAGGAAAAGCACATAAGGAATTACTAAAAAAATTTAAAACTTTGGACAGACAAGTAAATGAACTTCCTGAAAATGTAGTTAGGCTCAATGATCAAAATTAGAGCGTATGGAATCCCAGCTCCTCAAGGGAGTAAAAGAAGTTTAGGTAATGGTTATTTTGTAGAAGCTTCTCCAAGGGTGATGCCATGGAGAGAATCCGTTAAGGAGGCAACATTAAGGGATTACGATGGAGAGCCATTATCAGGAGCAATTGAAATCAGCATTCTATTTTTATTTCCCAGGCCTAAGAAACATTTCGGCACAGGAAAGAATGCAAACAAATTAAAAGCAAACGCTCCTGTGTTCGTGATTGAAAAAAATAAGGGTGATCTTGAGAAATTAGAACGTGCAGTTTATGATGGCCTATCTCAATCCTCAGGAGGAAGTGCAATTCTTGATGATTGCCTAGTAGCAAAGAACTCTAATATGAAACGCTATTGCATAGAGGGAGAAAGACCAGGCGCTCTTATCACAGTGAGCAAGCTTTAATACTTAAACATTATCCCCCCGTAATATTGGTTCACAGCAAACAAAATTTGCATCTTCTCTCGGTATACTGTAGAACGAAAGCAAACAAGCTTCTGGATTCAGAATCTTATGTCCACACCTTATAAATTTATTCAAACTAGAGCCGATTTTGGAAAAGCAATTTTAACTTGGTTCAAAAAGAATGACTGGCCTCAAAGCATTACTGAATCAGTAGCAAAAGAAGTTAATGAATGGGAAGGCGGCCCCTGGGCCTCACAAGTCAGCACAGCAATAAATGGAAAGTTAGATCCTAAAGCAGCTTTTTTAATCGCTTTTGGAAACTTTAATACTTACATCCATGCAGGAAGTTTTAGCAAAATTAAGGATATAAATTTGAGAGACAAACTAAAAGGAAGCAAAGCCTTCACCCACAACAATGGAAGGCCATTTGATGGGGCTGACTTTTTTAGACTCTTTACTGGATTAATAGAAGTTCCTAAAAAATATAAAACAAACGGTAATGAATTTAATGATGCAACTTTAAGAGAATATCAAAAAGTAATGGTTGAACATACTGTGAAAATCAAGCGCCAAGAGATGCTTAAACCCAAAGAATTTTGGGAACTATTTTTAAAGCAGCCCTACACCAAAACAATAAAACCAAATGACTTGGATATTATTAATGATTTGCTTAGAGAAGACCTTGAAATGTCTAGGGAAATTGTTCTTAGGTTTGGAAGAGAATACGGTAAATGTCCGATAATGCCAGGCTTAAAATCAATGTCAAAAATTAAACTTAGTCCTAAGCTTTTGGAATTAAATCAGATCATGGAATCAGGTGTCGCTAGTGAATTAGGAAAGGATAAAAAAACCAATAACAAAAAAGTCAAAGTCTCCTAAAGTATCATTTGTACTAGATAATTAGTTTAGATAACCATTTCCATAATTGCTATTGCTTAGGGGTATTTTCTCGGTATACTACTTATGCGCTTCCGAACTTCGACAATTACTAAAACTAATTACAAGGGTGCAACTAGCCTTACTGAGGCAGAGGAAATAAAAGACCTTCACACTGCACTACTTCAATTTCAACAAGAAAAAACCGCTGCTGGACTTGGAGAAAAAACAGGTCAGCATGGCCACTACACAGATTTAAAATCAACCTTGCTTGCAGTACAAGCTGGTACAAAATATGGCCTAGTCCATCAAGTAAGTTTTCATCCAATTGGTGAAACAACTGTAATGGTTAGATTGACCATTACCCATATTTATTCAGGGCAGGAAATCTCTTCTGAAATGCCTGTTTCTACTGAATATCCAGGAGCTAGGAATCAATCCCAAGCTTTTGGAAGTGCTGTTACCTATGCCAAGAAATACCTGTATTGGGGCTTATATGGCCTAGCTAATGCAGATGATGATGGCCAAGCTGTAGAAACAATAGATAACAGCCAAAGGGGAACAACATATAATTCCCCTGTCGCTAAAAGGCTTACTCCTCGTCAGCAGGATATTAAAAAAACTGAAGATATAGTTGAGGAAATAAGAGTGATTTATGCTAAAGATCAAGCTGGAGGAATGAAAATTATTGATAATTGGCTAGAAAAAAATTCAATTAAAGTAGAGTTTGGACCTGAAGCAATTACAACTCATGAGCTATATATGGATTTAAAGAAACAAGTTACCGCTTACAAACTAGATCAACAAAAGAACAACAATGCCAAACCAACCTGAGGATTTAATAGCTAATGCTAAAAGCGAAATTTCACAAGCAATTAAATTACTCCTACGCAGGGGCAAGCATTACCAAATCACAAGACGATCTTCCAGATTTGCAGAAACCAATAGACAAATCAGCAGCCTTAGACAAGCGCTCAAATACCTTGAGCCAGAGCCGGAACAAACGCTATTGTCTCCAATCCCCAAGAGGCTTCCTCATCCAGACAAATGGGGAGATAAAGTTTTCTCTTGATTGCTTGTCTTGGAGTTTTTCCCCTAACAATGTAACTAGTTTTAAAACCAAAGAAGAAGCCCATGCTGCTTTAGAAGAAATTAAAAGTTCTTTTCATTCTGATGAAAAACATTTATTTGAATTAATCGGAGCAAAAGAATTTATTTTTAGTTACGCTGGCAAAAATCAATGGTTTAGAAATGACAACTGAAAACAAAGAAGAAGAAACAGAAGTCTTTGTTGATTCTTTCAAGATGACAAATGAAGATTTTAATGAATACTTAGTTCAGTCAAAACTTGATCCAAAGCTGTTCAAAAAATACTATAAGTATTTAAA